GGACTAAATAAACTTACTATGAATAAAACTATGAATATATCGAAACAACATTCTCTCTTGTGGTCATTAGAGACCGCTATGGGATCATTTGCGCCGGTATATCCTACAACAAGTATTCGCGGCGAATTTGATAACCAAAGAAGCCTGGGGATTCGGTAAACAGTTTTATACATACTAGTTTATTTGAACCCTGGGAATCGCAAGACTCTCAGGGTTAACCATTTATACAAGTGCAAGTCGGAACGAGGCTGCAAAGCACTATAAAAAATAAACGGGCGGACAGGATACATGAAAAGAGCGGCGGAAACGTTCTGAGTAAGACTCCTGGGCAGGGTATCGACCCTGTCATAGTCGGCGAAAGCCGGCTATTCCTAGAATGCATGATCTCCTAAACACAGGCCTAGTATCCTGATTATTATTTGAAGTCTCATGTTATCGTGCATTCTAGCAATAGCCGTTAATCGTCTGATTGCCCCTTCCTCTAATGGTAAGAGCGCGGACTTTGAATCCGTCAATCTAGGTTCGAGCCCTAGGGGGGCATCCAGACGTTGAGTTTTATTGGGGTGTCGCCAAGTGGTAAGGCATCGGATTTTGATTCCGACATTCAGAGGTTCGAATCCTTTCACCCCAGCCAATTAGTTTACAGGCAGCATTCGTCTATCGGTTAGGACCGCGGGTTTTCAGTCCGCTAAGAGGAGTTCGATTCTCCTATGCTGTACCAATTAACGCCCACTTAGCTCAGTTGGTAGAGCAACTGATTAGTAATCAGTAGGTCGCGGGTTCGACTCCTGCAGTGGGCACCACAAATAAGGGCCTTTAACTCAACTGGATAGAGTGCAAGTCTTCGAAACTTGAAGTTAGGGGTTCGAATCCTCTAAGGCCCGCCAATCTAGACTTCCTTTGCTGAACCAAATTTGGAAGATCAAGCGTCCGGACGTAATTGATCAAGGCACACTTAGGAAGTCACTTTTTATGTACGCTAAGTGTTACGGTAGCACGACTGGTTCCAACCCAGTTAGCGTGGGTTCGACTCCTACAGCGTATGCCAGTTTATGGTGACTATAGTGTTAGCGGTTAGCACACAAGTTTGTGGCACTTGGGGCACGGGTTCGAATCCCGTTAGTCACCCCAGGTTCGATTAGTTCAGAGGTAGAACGCTTCCTTGACATGGAAGAGGTCAGTGGTTCAATTCCATTATCGAACACCAAACTGCTTATAAATACTGTTATGCAGAAATTATATATTGCAGGTGATAGTTTTGCTTCATTGGCAAACAATCAACCTGTAGGAAACAGTTGGTCAGAAATATTAGCAAATGATTTAGGTCTAGACTTAATCAATGTTGCAAGACCAGCCTCTTCAAATTTTTCTATTGCATTACAGATAGAATGGATTATCGACAGAATTAGAACTGATGATTTTTTGATAGTGTTCTTAACAGATCATTATCGAAAAACGTTAGTCAATTTAGATATTGAAAAAGATGACAACAAACATATCTTAGAGTATCATTCTTTGCATGACGAACAAAGACCTTCTACTATTTTACAATATAGTTCAAATCCTAGATTGATAGCATCTACGATACATCATCAGGATAGAACCAAAGAGTACTATAGAGATTGGTTTGATGTTGAGATTCAAGAAATAGAAAATAGATTGATTTTAACAGGGGTGTTTGCAAAATTATCTACTGTTACAGACAAGTTTATTGTTTGTGTTGGTGGATATGATGATAAAGATTCTACTACTCATCAGACTTTTTGCATTCAAGAACAGCAGTTCGTAAATTATACATCTAAGTTTATGTTAGGATTGAGTGAATCTTCTAACTATATAAATCACTTAGATGATATGACGCACAAAAAACTGGCAGTTCTATTGAAGAGAAAAATTTAGGAGTTAGTATGTCAGGAAAAGGTTCTAAACCAAGACCATATAGTGTTGACCAAAAGACTTTTGAAAGTAATTGGGAATCTATATTTGGTAATAAAGAAAATAAGTTTTCAGAATTTGAAGACAAGATTACTCGCAATAATAGCGAGACACAAGAAGTTTTAAGCCGAGATAGCTCAGTTGGTAGAGCACCTGGTTGAAGTTCAGGGTGTGGGCGGTTCGATCCCGTCTCTCGGTACCAAATATGCGGACGTGGTGGAATGGTATACACGATGGTCTTAGAAGCCATTGCCAAAAGGCTTGAGAGTTCGAGTCTCTCCGTCCGCACCAAACATTAAAGTAGAACTATTTACTAAATAGCAACATAGGAGACTACCATTGATTAGAAAAATTATATTCACACTCGCACTTATGTTTTCGTTGCCTGCATATGCACAGGTTGAGAGAGAAACAACGGGTTCATTAGGCGGAACAGTTATCAATGACGATAACATTGTCCTTACTGGAGCATTCAAGCACGTTACAGATACAGGCCCTAGAGAATACTCATTTGAAAGTGATATTCTTTATAAGAGTGCTAACGGAGTAACATCTAGAGAACAGATTAACGCATTTGCTAAAGTCAATCAAGACATTCATCCTAATCACTATCTACAAGTTGGTGTTAGATATCGTCACGATCCAAGAACTTTTTCAGAAGATCAGGCAGTATACAGCATTGGACACGGTTTCAGAATCATAAAGAATGATAAGACTAAGTTATCAAACGAACTTAGTGTTGGCTACAAGCACGGCACAGGTGGTTATAGTGATATCGTAGTTAGAGAAAGCATTTGGCTTAGTCATAATCTTAGCAAGACAGTTTCAGTTTCAAACAAGTTCTTGATTGAACAAGGGGAAAGAACCTTCATTCAGAACAAAGCAGAAATAAAATATATGTTATCACAGACTGTCAGTTTTAGTATACAAGATTTGTATACTAAGGATAAGATTGAGGATAACACTGTATCGTTTGCGTTTAGTTTCAAACTTTAATAAGGTACCACAATAAGTATACATTATGATAATATGGATATTTAGAGAACAGCGTTCCGGTGGTACCGGATTCACTAGTCTAATTGCCAATCGATTAAATCGAATAGATAAATTTGTTGGTAGTTATCCCGAAGACATAGAAACAGTAAAGAATATTTCTGATCCAAAAAATTATGTCTTTAGCACACATTCTTTTAATTTTATAGAAATTATGAATTCATATACTCAACCGGTGACGTTGATTAGATGTACACGGAGAGACAAAATAGAAAGATGCTTGAGTTATTTAATTGCCAAATATCGAATTAGTAGGATTGGAAAAAAAACTAATCCCTGGAACATCATGCGAACGGATAATCTATCTGAATATACCTCTCGACTTGATGCATTAGAACCAACATTTTTTACAAAAGTAGAAGTTTATAATTACTTACGGCATTGTACTGAAATGAATCAATACTGGGAAAATTATGCATCCTTGTATCAAAATTGCACTGTCTTTTATGAAGACATATGCACTGACGCAGGAGTTGATTTGCCTATGATAGGATTAACTTCACTAAGCATAACAAATGATAATTCGTTAACTATCAAGATGCCTTCATATAAAGAGCAGATATGCACTAATTATGATATGGTTTCTCGTTGGGTATCAGAATATTATTTAGAAAATAGAATATAATATTGCCCCGATGGCGGAATCGGTAGACGCGGGAGACTCAAAATCTCTTGCCCAAAAGGCGTGGGGGTTCGAGTCCCTTTCGGGGCACCAAAATAATACCCCTGTAGTTTAGCGGTAAAACACCTGGCTTATATCCAGCATCGTCTCCAGATTAGAGAGCGTCCCAGGTTCGAATCCTGGTGGGGGTACCATTAGTTTATAATTCTAAAAGAGACAACGGTCTAAATATTAACATGTAGAGAAGGAGTTAACATGGCGGTTCTAGCCCTAGACATTTCAGGTGTCCCCCGAGCCTGGGTGACTACCGATGAAGCAATTACATATCACGCCAAAGAATTAGTAGCATGGACCTTAGGTGATGTTGTTGCTAGATATCGCGGTGGCATTCAAAATGACGGTACTGAAAGTTATCTAGAAACTCCTAGCATTATTGCTGTAAGAGGACATGGTTTTGACTTTCGTAAGCACAACAAAGTTGCACTTACAAACCGTACATTATTTGCTAGAGACCGACATGTTTGCGCATACTGCGGCGGACATTTTGCTAATCACGTAACTTTGAGTAGAGATCATATCTTACCAAAGTTTTTGGGTGGTCATGACGAATGGATGAACGTGGTCACTGCTTGTAAAGCATGTAATCAAAAGAAGGGTTGCAAAACTCTTAAGGCAGCAAGGATGGAACTCATCTATGTCCCTTATGAACCAAACCATTTCGAAAATTTGATTTTGCAAAATAGAAATATCTTAGCAGATCAAATGGAGTACTTGCTTACGGGAGTTCCTAAGCATAGTCGTATTATAAAAATGTCTTAAAAAAAATATGGGATAAAAATCTCATATTAAATATAGACGAAGAGTTTATTCCCCAGTAGCTCAGTGGTAGAGCAGGTGACTGTTAATCACCTGGTCGGTGGTTCGAACCCATCCTGGGGAGCCAAA